AATATACAGTTTTTATATATACACCGCTTAGAACGCCTGTAAATGGCTAGGAATAACCTCTGTTATATCTGTATATATAACTATTTATGATCTGTTACCAGGTATAAAAAAATAGCCACTTGTAACAGTGGCTATTTATATCTATGTTATGTTTGTTAGTTTTGTGTAAAGTTTATATTGCCATTGTTAGCAATTCCAACTGTATACCATTTTTTACCGCCATGCGCTTGAAACTCTGTTGTAATATCTGGATGTTTTGGTTGCAAGTGATTAGCTAGTATTAAAGCATTTAAAGCACTTGTGTAATTATCAAAATATATTTTTTTACTGCTAAAAGCACTTGTTTTAATGATTCGTAGTGTTTTCATAATGTAACCCCTCTTATTTAATTATTGATCGTATAGTGCTAGCAATGAAACACCTGCTAGCAGCAGAACTGTTATAAATATAATCATTTTATAGCCTCTATTCTTTTAAGTGTTTTCACTTTTAAACCTCCTCCACTAAATAATTATTGTCTCTAGTTATCCAAAGTGTATCGCCATTATCTGCTACTAGGTATACGCTGTAAGTCATTGAGCTACCTTGCAGACCTATAATCTCAGGTTTATAAGTGTTTAAAATACTCTTAAAACTAGCCTCTTTTGCAAAGCTATAGCTTTTGTATAGTTCGTCTAAACTTTTAGCATAATTTAGTCTTGCATAATTTAGATGTTCTTTACTCAACTTCTTAATGCCTGTAATGTTATAACCAGCATTTAATTTATTGTACTGTTCTATTCTCTGTTGCTTTGTCATAGTTGAACCTCCGTTACTTTAATGTTACTGTTTTAATAATTTCACTTTATATAGATCTTAAACCCTTTTAATTTTTTACTTGCCATAACCTTTTATTTCCGTTCTTTTTTATTGTTTTACCTCTGTTATAGTGGTATAATTAAAGTATATATTATACGAATAATATAGTACTTGCGCCTGTAATATCATTAGTAAATACATAAGATGTATTTATATCTGATACTTGCTTTACATTTATACTCATGGTACTTATATCCTTTCTAGTAAGTGTTATTTATCTTACTAACACCATTGTATACCATAAGCTTAGATAATACAAGTACTTTATTTATAAAAGCGGCCCAAGTTAAAATAAAATAGCATCGAACAGATACAAAAATATATATAACTAGCAGCACAAGCTAACCTATACAAAATGGTTAGTATATAGTTATTTTGGCCCGCGTAGAATAGCTTAGAACGAGTTTAACTGATTAAATTAATACATTATACATATACGAAAAACAAACAGCTTATAAGCATTTAATATAAGTCATACTTATAATAGATCATACAAACATACGGACATTGTACCCGTTACCTCTGTTGGGTTGTCAGGCACACCCAAAACAAAACATAAAATAACAGATTAAAGCTATTTATACCTATATATATGACAATACAAGGCGCTATATGTAGCGTATATATGTATCAATGTCTATATTTATTATGTATCACCTCTGTTATTTATAGTCGTACAATATATGTTGTACGACATAGGCAGGGGGCGGGGGTATGCCCCGAAAAGGGCACGGGGGTAAGAAAAATTACTGACCCCCACCCATTTCTAGCCGTAAAATCAATAAGCTAACGGTATCTAACAGAGGTAATAAGCTATGTAATAATCTGTTGCATTTATGTAACACTTTGTATACACTATCTGTTATGAAGATGGTTAGAATAGATGATGCTATATATGATGTATTAGTAGCTAATGCAGCTGGGGATCAACGGACTATCTTTGCTTATACCAACCGATTACTCTCTCGGGCGCTAACTGATGCTGTAGACAATGCCGAGCCAGTTTATAAGCCTAATGATGTTTTTGTGGGGAACGTTGGTAAAACACCAGCAGCAGTAACCAAGCCGAACCCTTATGCAAACACCCCTGCGCCAGCTACTATAGGCTATGCTTGCTGCGTGTCTAAAACCAGGCGGTGTCCCCACTGGGAGCATAATGAGCTGGAGGCTTACTGGCAGAATAAATTTACTGGCGAGGTTGTTAATGACAACCTTTAGTTACCCCCAATCTGATTTTTATTTATTAACTAAAAGAATAGGCTTATAGTATGAGTGATATTGTCGAACCTGAAATAGTAGAACCTGTGGAGGTGGAACAAGTTGAGGATGATTTAATCCTCCATGACGAACCCAAACCCAAGACCACCTGGCAAAACAAAGCTACCCAAATCAAACCAGGGGAGGTTAGGAACCCTAATGGTCGCCCAGTAGGCTCTATCAGCCTATCTACCATAATTGACCGTATGATGACCCGTGGGGAGATTGATTGGTCTAAGGTACCAGTTAAGGGCGGTAAAAAGAGCCAAGACCGTATGCTTAAGAAATATGGTAAAAGGGGCTGGGTAGCTATCTCTTATGTGGCGATGGCCAAGGCGATGGAGGGGGATGCCAATGCTAGGAAATGGCTATCTGATGCCCAGTATGGCAATAAGATGGATGTTACTATCCAGGGCCAGGCTACCTCCACTGGCGAGATACCCGAAGAAATGCGAGCTGAGTTCTTGGAGTATATTAAAAAGAAAACTAAAGCCCAGTGAAATATTTATCTCTTTTCAGTGGAATAGGAGGATTTGAAATTGGAATACAAAGTGCTTATATACGATGCGTACAACAAAGCGATGCTCAAACAGAACAAGGTAGTGACAACATTAAGGACAAACTACTCAAATGGCAACAGCCAGATTGTATTGGTTACTCCGAAATCGACAAATACGCAATTAAAGTCTACGAAAGGCAATTCAATGGACACAAAAATTATGGCAACGCAACAACAATCAATGCTACCGAACTCCCAGACTTTGACCTACTCGTTGGAGGATTTCCTTGCCAAGCATTCTCAATCGCTGGCAAACGAAAAGGATTTGACGACACAAGAGGCACACTCTTTTTTGACATCGCTCGGATTCTTGCAGAAAAAAGACCCAGACATCTGGTACTCGAAAATGTCAAGGGTTTACTTAGTCACGAACAAGGAAAAACTTTCCAGACAATACTTGGGGTTCTCTCCGACTTGGGGTATCGAGTTGAATGGCAGGTACTTAACAGCAAAGACTTCGGAGTTCCCCAAAACCGAGAACGCATCTACTTTATCGGACATCTTAGAGACGAATGTAGCCGACAAGTATTACCTATCGGCGGAACAAACGGCCAAGATATTGTCCAGCTCAACCAGCCCAGGCACAGTAATGACAGGGTCTACGGTACGGGGGGGGTAGCACCAACCCTGAACACAATGCAGGGCGGCAATAGGCAACCGTTTATACACCCAACACTTGACGCCAACTACTACAAGGGGCAATCTAACCAGCGTAAGATGTTGCAACAAGAAGCAAGAATACGCCGCTTAACACCCCTAGAGTGTGAACGACTGCAAGGCTTTCCCGATGGGTGGACAGCAGGAGAATCAGATACCCAACGCTACAAGATGTGTGGAAACGCAGTAACTGTGAACACCGTTCAGGCGGTTATGGAAAAGTTAGTAAGACATATAGTATAATGATAATAGGTAAAGGAGCCATAAAATGATTACATTAATATTCCAAGTGTTAGGGGTGTTGTTTTTGTTTATGTGCGTTATTTGGTTAATAAATCTAATAGGAGAATAAAATGGCGTTACATGCGTTAAATGACCACTGTGTAGTGGAAATAGAAAAAAATAAGTATGGAAAGTTCGTATCTAATGAACCACCAAAAGGTTTTGAAAAAGGCACCCTAGTGTCCATCTCGGACAAAATGCCGTTCTTTGGCGGTAATAGCTGGGTATCTGAGGATAGTTTATTAAATACCGACAAGCTATCTACTCTCCAGGAGTTTTATAAAGACCTTATCGGCAAGACCGTATACTGGCCAGAATTTTCTGACAGGGGTGTGATTGTTGAAGTAGACGATAAAAGCTACTGCCTTATGAAATTATCATTATTAACAGCCTGGGAGGATTAAAATGCAAGATAAAAAAGACAATAAATTAGTTTATTATGGAACCGAAGCCAGGGGCTATCTTATGGATGGTGCTAGGGAGCTTTACGATGCCGTAACCACTACCTATGGAATTAAGGGTTTAAATGTCCTTATTGAAAAAACCTATGGCCGACCCATGCTTACCCGTGACGGTGTGACTGTAGCCAAGGAAGTATATTTTAGTGACCGACCTAAGAATATGGGTGCTCAGCTACTAAGCGAAGCGAGCCAGAACACCAACCGTATTGCTGGTGATGGCACCACTGCTACTGTGGCTCTTACTTATAATCTACTTAAAGAAGCCAACCAAGCGGTAGCCGCTGGAATGAATCCAATGGAAGTTCGGGATGTTATTACTAAAGATAGCCTGACCCTAGCCGATGCAATCGATGAATTAGCCAGCCCAGTAGCCGAGGGGCAGTTGGAACAGGTAGCAACTATATCTAGTGGCGACCCAGCCCTTGGTAAATTAATTGCTGGAGCGGTGGAATATGTTGGCCGTGATGGTGGTTTAATCACTGAAAAAGCTCATGTATCTGGGGTAGAGCGTGAATATGTTGAGGGTTATTATATCCAAAAAGGCTTCACGGCTATTACTGATGGTAAAAAAGAACTAAGCAACTGTTTAGTTATAGTTTCCGCTAAGCGAATCAGCTCGGCTATAGATGCTTTAGAATTACTGCAAAAGACAGCCGAAGCAACTAAGTCTGGCCCAAGCGACAAGCTAAGAGTGGCTTTCGTGGGTGAATTTGAGGGCGAAGCCTACCAGACAATCGTGGCTAATATTATTCAAGGTAATATAGATGCTATCGTAGTCGGTTCGCCATCCACTGGTGATATGGGTACCCAGTACCTAGAGGACATCGCAGTTTATACTGGCGGTAAGATAATTGCCGAGGGCGACAACATTAAGAACTTCGGGGCTGAGTATATCGGTCAAGCTAAAAGGGTTGTCTGCACCCAGTCAACTGCTTCTATCTTTGATGGCACCCGTGATGATGAAGAATATGATAAGCGTATTGCAGAACTCCAGGCTCGTATTGAAGCTGAGGAAAACGAAGTCATTGCTGAGAAAATTCGTGACCGCCTAGCCAAACTCCAAGGTAAAATAGCCCTATTCAGAATTGGTGGAGCTACCGACACTGAGCGTGAAGAAAAAGAATTTAGGGTAGAGGATGCTATCCAATCAACCCGTGCGGCCCACTCCCAAGGCGTGGTAGCTGGCGGTGGCGTGACTCTAGTAGAACTATCCAAGCTAGACATCAGCCCTATATTTAAAAACGCTCTAGTCAATACCTTTAAGAAACTTCTGAACAATGCTGCTCTATCTGCTGATGTCAAGCTGAACGAAGTACTAGCCAGCGAATACCCTATGGGCTTTAACTTACGTCAAGGCCCAGAGCTAATAGATGTTATTGAATCGGGCGTACTCGACCCAGTGCTAGTAGTTAAACAAATTGTTGAAAATGCCGCTTCTATAGCTGGCAACATGGTCACTATTGGCGTAGTTATTACGTTCCAAAATAAGGAGGAATAGATGTTTTACGTACTCCTATTAGTACCCATCGCTTTCTTTTTAGGGTATTATCTAAGAGAAGTACGTGAAATACTTTCGGATGTTAAACGGATTGTCACTACCCGTGAACTTAAAGAGCCAGTCAAACCAGTATCCAGTATGGTAGAACCGCAATCAATGGAGGAACTAGCTCGCAAGCAACACGAACAGCTTATGAAAGACTTAAACCAATGAAATGCCCAATATGCAACCGAGATAATGTTACCCTCCAGGCGGCAGTTGTTAAGGGTGTCTATTTAGATGAGCGTTGTGGTAATTGCTTAGTTAGGCAAAAACCAACTGATTATGCTGCCAAATGGGTCAGGGACCGTCAGCGTGAAGATTACCGCAAGGATATGTTGCAGCGCTATGATTTTAGCGATAAGAACGAAATTGACCACGACTGGGCAAAAGCCTACCCCGAACAGGCCCTTAATCATTTTGGTAAAGATAAATTAGAGGACAGTAGAATATGAAAGTACCTAAAAGTAAAGAATACACCCTTACCAAGCAAGAGCAAGACCATATCGCAGCCATTAGCTACACTATGCAGTACCTAGACAAAACTTTAGGCCTATTTATGCAGAGCGTAATAGCTGGTAGATTAGGTATATCTGGCGAGGTTAAATACAAACTTGAAGATGACAAAATAATAATCGATGAAGCCTGACTTTGATTTAAGTTCAATATCTCCCGTAGCCTGGATTATGGCTAATGAAATGGTTAATGAGAACCAGCAACCGATTGAGTTCACTAGCCACCGTTTCTTAATAGAGCCATTTGAGGATATGCACCACAATATCGTGGTTCGTAAGTCAGCCCAGATAGGATTTTCAGTTTTATCTATCCTCAAGAGTGTTTGGTTAGCTGAATACAAGGGAATGAACACAATTTATGTGCTACCGACCCAGGATATTGTGAAATCCTTTGTACAGCCGAAAGTAGACCCCCTTTTAACCTCAAATGAAGCTATAAAAAAGATAGTTAGTAAGGATTCAGTCACATTAAAGCAAATTGGCAATCGATTTATTCATTATAAGGGGTCAGGTTCGCAAAGAGAGGCCATTTCAACCTCTGCCGACATCCTAGCTATTGACGAATATGACCGTTGTTTGGATATGAGTGTCTTAAATACCTATGATAGTCGTTTGCAAGCCTCCCAGTATGGCTGGAGGTGGCGATTTAGCAACCCTAGTGCTGTAGGCTTTGGGGTAGATGGCATGTTCACCGCCTCCGACCAACGCCATTGGTTCGTTAAGCACAAATGCGGTCATAACTGGTATATGGACTTTGAAAAAGGCACCGAAAGCCACTATGTAGATGAAGAACGCAAGATATACGCCTGTGGCAAGTGTGATGGCGAAATAACCAACGAAGAACGCCAAAATGGTGAGTGGGTAGCCGCTTTCCCAGGTCGAGCCTCCCACGGCTATTGGTTTAGCCAAATGATGGCCCCATGGGTATCAGCTGAGCGGATATTAGAGCAAAAAGAGGATAGTTCTATCGAGTTCTTCTATAACTTCGTGCTAGGCAAAGCCTACACCCCAGCCGACATGATTATTGACAGGAGTGTTATACTGCGAGCCTGTAGCCCAGGCATGATAGCTAAGCAAAATGTCTGTATGGGCGTAGATAACGGTATCGTTAAACATTGGGTTATGGGAACCCCTGACGGCATCTTTGCTTACGGTCAAACTGAGAGTTGGGATGAGATAGAACACCTCAGGAACTCGTATGATGCCTTTATGGTAATAGATGCTAACCCATACCCAGCCACGCCTAAAAAGCTTGTAGACAAGTACCCAGGCAAGGTATTTATTAACTATTTTGTTCGAGATACTAAAAACCTTGGTGTTGTACGCTGGGGAGCAGCTACCAACCGTGGGGTAGTCTATTCTGACCGTACTAAGATTATTGACCTTGTAGCACAGGAGATTAGCGACCAGAGTATTATGTTTAGGCAAACCCCCTATGAGCTAGAAGATTATATTTCCCACTGGTCAGTTATGTATAGGACAACTAAAGAAACTAATAACGGCCCAGTTGGTGAGTGGGTTACTAAAGAAAACAAAGCCGATCACTGGGCTTTTGCCACCCTTTATTTCCGTACCGCTCTGGCTAAGGTTATAGGCTCTGGCGGTGGTCATGGTTCATTCGTGACTGTTGGTGGTGAGAAAAAGAACGGCGGTGATTATGTAGATGACGAGGGGCAACTAGTTACTGATTTAAGTGATAAAATAAATGAAGCTTATGACAACACAACAATAACAGACTGGAGGGATATGTGAGCGAGGGGTTTAGTTTCAATGGTGGTAGAACTATGCAAGCTGGGGGACAGGATTATCGCTATCGTATCCATGTTATGTTACTGGCTGATAAACGCCCTAGCTATTGGGAATTTTATTGTATTAAGTGCAAGCAGAAGATATGTGAGTTAAGCGGCCAAGTCATATATATAAGCGATAGTAATGACATATCTCAAGTAGAAGATAACAAGCATGTACCTATTGAATATAAGTGTAGCGGTAAGTACTGCAAAATATACTACTCGTTTACCTTAGGATAGTGGTGTGCTATACTTGAAATAGAGGACTTCCCCTGTTAATTTCGGGGAATTTGTAATTTTATGGACAATAATATACTAGACCAAGGTGCTTATACCGACCTAAATAACGACAATATACAGTACGAATTATATGACTTAGATATTGAAGATAACAAACTTGCTAAGATGCTGATACCAGCCTTACAGGAGAATATAGATCACTGGAACAGCAAGCCGTTTGAGCTAGCCAAAACCGATAAAGACAACAACAAGTACATGCTTGGCGAACAATTAGATGAGAAGTTTCTTCAACCTCATAACGCCCGTTATATAGATAACCGTATTTTCGCAGCAGCCCGTTCGGTGCTAGCCTATGTTAATGCCAGGGTAGCTATGCCAGAAGTGGTACCATCCAAGCCAGGCTCACAGTTTAAACAGTTTTCCGAGGACTTTAAGAGTGCTCTATACCAGCACGGGGTAGATGCTTTTCTTAATATAAAGGTTAAGTCTGCTACTCGTAACCTAATTGTTAGAAAACGTGGTTTTTTAAAGTTGAGATTCGACCCTACTCTCGGTCAATTTGGAGAAATAGTAGTTGAAAGCATCGACCCAGAGAATGTCGTTATTGACCGATATGCTCGTTTTCAGGACAACCCACGGGCTATTTATCATAAGCAAACATGTACTGTAGAAGAACTAATCGCTAAATTCCCAGACAAAGAAGATGATATTAAAAAATCATTAGGTATTAAGCGTGGTACTCAGTCACAGGTGACTGCTAGGGTAGATTATTACGAAGTTTGGTTTACTTATATAGATAAGGAAAAAAAGAAGCAAGAGGGTCTAGCTTGGTTCATGCCAATAGGTCAACTAATACTCGGTAAGATGCGTAACCCTAACTGGGTTTATTCAGATGGTCAGACTAATGACATGCACAACAATATTACCAATCTGCCTATCAAACCGTTCATTCCATTCAACTATCTAAACTCAGGCAAGAGCTACATTGATGAAACTTCTCTATTCGACCAGGCTAAACCAATGCAGGATCTTATTAATAAACGAGGTCGTCAAATTTGGGATAACGCTGATTATGTCAATGGTCGGGTTATTGCCGACAGCCGAATAATGAGCGAAGAAGATGCCTCTAAGTTCTTAAATAAGAATCCTAAGACTATTATGTTAGTAGACGGCTCTAAGGGTTCTGGCAACATATCCAATGATATGAAAGTCGTAGAACCGCAGATGCTTCCAGGCTACGTTATCGATACGCTTTATGATGCCCGTAATGAGCTAGACCAAATCTTCGGCACCCCTAATATATTTCGTGGTCAGCAACAGCAAGGTGCTAATACGCTTGGTGAAAACATGCTTATTAAACAGCAAGCTGGAGCCTTGCAAGATGACATAGCTGGAGCAGTAGACCAGGCAATGGGCCAGTATTACAAATATCTAGCCCAGATGATGAAAGTCTATTACACAGAAGAACATTGGGTACAGACTAAAGGCCCAGATGGTACTTATGACTTCGTAGTTATTAGTTCGGACAATATAGATACAGGGGTAAAAGTCAGCGTTCAGTCTGGCTCTACCCTACCGCAAGACAAAGACCAGCTCCGAAATGCTGCCCTAGAACTTGCTAAACTCGGCCCAGATCGTATAGACAACCTAACCTTATTTGAAATGTTGGGTATACCAGATGCTACAGAAGTTGCCGAAAGAGTACAGAAGTCCACTACCGACCCAGCTGGCTATATGGCTGATATTGAAAAAGAACAATTTAGCCGTGATGCTAATATGGACATTGCTATCCTTACAGATAACAAGGTGCCAGAAGAACGGGATGAATACGACCCAGGCTACCTTAACTATATGAATAACTACATTGCTAGCAATAAGTACGCTAAGCTACAACCAGATGCCCAGCAACGAATTACCGACTTCCTAAAGGGTGTATTAGAAGTAGCTACCCGTACTGCTAATATTCAAAGCGAAACAGCCAACGCCGCTACAGACCAGCAAGGCTTAGATATGGGCGGTGTTGCCTCTATGAACCCAGCCGACCCAGCCATGGGTGCACCAGCTCCAGGTGGCCCTCCGATGCCTCCACAAGCACCGCCAGCAGGGATGTAGTATAATATAGTCATAAAGTAAGGAGCCAGTTATGGATGAAGAAAATATTATTGCACCAGTTGTAGATGCCCCTGTGGTAGATGCACCAGCAGAAGAACCAGCAGCCCCAGTTATCCAAGAGGATAGCAATGTGCCAGTTGGATTAATGTTAGATAATGATGCACCAGCAGAGGAACCTAAAGATGAATCAGCAGACAACAAGCCAGCCGATGATAGCAGTAACGATGATGACACCAAGGGTGATGACAGTCAGCCTGACAACGTGGCACAACCAACAGCCCCTGCCGTTGCCCCTCCAGTTGAACCAGCCTCTGAATTAGTAGACCCAGGTGAATTTAAGCCTAATGATTATTCGTTCGATATTAAGTTAGCCGATGGCTCAACTGTTAAAATCAGTACCCCAGAAGATATTGAAGCTCTAGGCGCAGACGTAGAGTTTGCTAGTGCTGGCGATTTAATCAAAACCCAGGCTAACTACACTCGGATGCTTACTGGTATCGAAAACGATAAAAAAGCTTACGATGCCCAGAAATCTGAATTTGATAGCCACCAAGAAACTGTCCAGCAACAAGAGCAGTTCATTAGTGGTATTGAATCTGGCATGGGTTATTTAGAGTCTAACGGTTCATTGCCTCCAGTACCTAAGCAATATGAAAATGCCGACTGGTCAGACCCAGAAGTTGCTAAGCAACCAGGCGTTAAAGAGCGAGTTGCTATCATTAATTACATGGCTACTGAAAATGCTAAAAGAGATAAAGCTGGGGTACCTAGGTTGATGTCGGTTCTTGATGCCCACAACTCCATGGAATTAGACGGCCTTAAACAGGCCAACATAGCTAGGGTTAATGCCGCTAAAGCCGCTACTAAAGCTCGTGGGGCTATGGTAGGTGGAGAATCTAGCCAAAGCCAAGGTGGTGCTAATGTGCCCGACAATATGATTGTTGGCACTGGTGGCAATATTAGGGATATTACCTATAGAACATAATTGCACTTGTAAAATAAATGCTGTATATTGTATAGCAGAGGACAGTCCCATTGGGGCTGTTTTTTATATTAGTAAGTAAATTAAGGAGATACACATGGGCGCAACAGCTTTTCAGGATAGGTTAAATAACCTAACCCTAGAAGAAATCGTACCAAAGGTTGTCGACACGGTAAACCGTTCCAGCCTAATAAACCTATGGGTAGTTAGCAATCCAAAGCCATGGAATGGCCGTCAGATTCAGCAACCTATTTTCACTAACAACTCTAGCCAAGGTAAGAGTTTCCGTGGGGCAGATACGTTTGATACAAACGTAGACATGAACACAGTAAACTTGACATGGTATGCAACAGGTTTTGGACAACCAGTTGTAGATAGCCTTGTAGAGCGTGGCGCTAACGCTGGCTCAGCTGGTGTTATCGAAATTCAGCAAGCTAGTTACGAGTACGCACAGAACTCAATGAGCAATGCTCTTGGTTCTATCTACTACGGTACAGGTACTGGCGACAACTTTGACGGTTTAAACCTTATCGTTGACGACAGCACTAGCACAAGTTCATATGGTGGACTTTCTCGTAGCACATACGGAACTTACATCAATGGTTATGTTTCAGCTGCCTCAGCTGGTGTTTTGAGCCTAGACCTTATGGATGCAGCAGATGATGCTTCAACCGTTTCTGGTCTTGCTAGCGAAACTAGTGCAGCCGTTATCACAACCAAAACTGCATGGACTTTGTATGCTTCTTTACTAGAACCTACAAAACAAGCTATGTACCAAACTATGGGTTATCCAACAGCTAGCTTAACGCTACCTGGTGAAGCAACTCGAGATGGTGCACAAGGCCATGGTGGTTTCACAGGCGTTGACTATCGTGGTAAAACTGTTTTCCGTGATGACAAATGTCCTAGTGGCACAATGTACTTCATTAACCCAAGTTACATGGAGTTCCGTAGCCTTAGCATCCCTAGCCTAAAAACTGTTGCTACCGCTAACAAAGTCACCGAGGGCGTATACGACAAGGTAAAGCCAAGTGCTTTCCAGTTCAGGGACTACATGCAACCTGTTAATCAGCTTGCTGAGATTGGTATCTTCGTTGTTTATGGAAACTTGATTCACCGAAATCCTGTGCGTAATGCAAAAATAACTGGTATAACAACCGTTTAATTAAGGAAAGAGGAGAATACATATATGATTTCCGCACAAATTCAACTAACTGACCAAGATGCACGTTCAACGGCTTCTAGCCGTGGTTCAGCAAAACTAGGTCAATTAGCTTCAACAGCCGATGGCCGTCAGTACGCATACGGTACTGCTGGCGCAGTAGCTCTATCAGCTGGTAAATTGAACATTTCTAGCCCATTAGTAGCTAACCACATTACTCGTACCGCTGCCGCTACCGCAGCTGGCTCAACTTCAGTTGCAGTCGCTGTTGGTGCTACAGCAGTAACAGCCGACCAGTACGCTGGTGGTTTCTTGGCAGTAGATGTTGGCCCAGGTCAAAACCTTTACCTCATCGTAGGTAACACTTCTGCTGGTTCTAGCGGTACAACTACCGTTACGCTTGCAGAACCTTTGACAGTTGCATTAACAACTAGCTCTAAATTGTCACTATACCCTAACACTTACGCTAACCTTATCGTTAGCTCAAGTGCAGTTGCTTTCCAAGCAGCTGGTGTAGCAAACGTAGACGTTGCAGCTGCAAACTACGCTTGGTTCCAAGTTAATGGTTACTGTGCAGTTCTATCTGACGGTGCTATTACTAAGGGTGCTGGCGCAATCATCTCTGATGCTGTCGCTGGTGCTGTAGAAATAGAAGTTGCAGCTACTGTTACTCAAAGAATTGGTTTTGCTCCAGAATTAACTGTAGATACAGCTTACAAGCCTATCTTCTTAACTTTAAGATAAGGGGTTAAAAATGGCACGAACTTTAGAACAATTTGAACAAGCTGTAAAGCTCGATGGCTTCCAAACTAAGAAAAAGTTTGGTTATGCTGTTGGTTCTGGTTCAACTGTTACTCAAGCTACTAACCGAGCAACTGGCGTTACTATTAACGCTTTAAGTGGTCAAATTACTACGAATAACACGAGCCTTGCTGCTGAAGCAAGCGCAGTATTCACAGTAACGAACTCTTTTGTTGCCGCAACTGATGTTGTGCTAGTAAGTATCGCAAGCGGTACTGTCGCATTAAACACTGATGTAGTCGTAACGGCTGTCGCAGCTGGCTCATTTAGCATCACAGTTATTAACAACAACCCAGCAGCTGGTACAGCTGAAACGGGTGCAATCGTTATCAACTTCGTGGTTATAAAAGGTCAGTCTAGCTAAGCTAACTGTTCAAGCATTAAGCCTCCAGAAATGGGGGCTTTTTGTTTTTAAGCGTTATGGTATATAATAATAAAATGAACCAAGAATGGCTTGAGGAGCGCAAGGCAGAGATAGAAAAGGCTTTTGCTAATGCTGGCAGCGAAATAGATAAATTAAATGCAGAGCGCTCCGAGTTAAGGGGTGCTTTTAATATGATTGACCAAGTATTAAATAAGTTAGAAGAAGTAGAAATAATACCACCGAAAGTGGTAAAAGGAGCCAAAAATGGACGAAAATAAATCATTAGTAGATGCTTTCACCGAATATGATATAGTGGAGGTTTTTAATCCGCTAAGCAATGACTTTGAAGCTAAGGTAGCCACCAGCGTGGTCAACCCAAATGCAGGAATAGATAAGACTATTGAACGACTTGGGCTAAGAAATAACAGCCACCCAGGACAAAGCCATGTAGTCAATACCGTTACTATCCCGTCTGGTCAAAGCAAAAAAATGCCAGGGCATGTAGCTCGTGTGGTTGTTACCCAGCTAGTTAATGAACTCATGCAACGTGAGGGTGCAGTTAAACAGATGGGTGACAAAACACTTAGAATAGCTTTTGAAGAAAAGGTTATTATGGACAGCGCTAAATTCCAACAAAGCGAAGATATTATCACTGCCGAGGAGCGATTCCAACGACAGCTTAATGAATTAAATAAAACCGAAGAACTAGAGGTTACACAAGATGAGCAACCGTTCGCAGCCCAAACAACCCACCCTCAACCTGCACCAAGCATTGGAAAAGCAGGAACAAGCAGAAGCCCAGCTACAGCATCTAAAAAATGAACTAGCTAGCGTTGAACTTAAAAAACAACGAGCCGATGAATCTTTAGCTATCCATTTAAAAGAAATAGAGGCCCGAAAAGCTAGGGCCGCTAAAGAGTTTTCCAAAGAGCAGACTAAATATGAACTAGATATTGCCGCCTATCCTAATGTCTTAAAAGACCTAGAGGATCAAAAACAATCAGTCATGCAGTCTATTGCCGATGCTATAGGTGAACTTAAGCTATTGCAAGGCAACATCGAAACCCAAACAGCCTTACTGGAAAAGACCCAAGAGAGAAAAAAGTTATTAGATGAACGCATAGAAGAAGCCGAGAATGACCTGAGCGACATAGAGGAATCTATAGATGATAAAGCCGATGAGCTTAAAGATATAGATAATAAGCTAGGGATTGGCATAGGTAGACAAGCTGATTTATGGGAAGCCATTAACACGGCCGAGGAACAGCTTACTAACTTACGAGCCGATTTAATGACCCGTAAAAACGCCATTGAAGATGATATGAAGATTGTTATTCAGAAAAGTACTGATGCTGTAAATCGCTTAATGTACTTGGAGCAAAAAGAAGCCAAGATTAACAATGATATAAATGTTAGGGTAAAGGTTGTAGAACTTCGGGAGCAAGTGATGAACCGTAGAGAGGCTAAAATAGCTGGAATGGAGCAAAAGGCACAGGAGTACGCTAAGTTTATGAAATTGTAACATTGGTGTATAATAAGGGCAGAGGACTGCCCCATTTAGGGCATTTTTAATTTATGAACATAACTGATAACCATAGAGAAACCTTACAAGTACTTGACAGTATCACGGGCTTACCATTCCCAGTAAAGGGCGATAGCTCCACGGGAGCTATTCTTTTGACCCCGACTAGCGCTGGTATCTTAGTTCCCTACAATTATGATTATATTGGATATACCAACACCAACACGACAACCGATACCTATGTGTATAAAACTGGTGGTTCTGGCGGCACTACTGTGGCCACTATAACAATCGTATTTACCGACACCACTAAAAGTCAAATAAGCACCGTCACGAGGTCTTAGGTGATTAAGTTAAACCCTTTAACTGGAAATTTCGATGATGTGGGCTTCCCAGCCAGAACCATCACAGGCACAACCAACCAAGTCACTGTAACCAATGGTGATGGAGTAAGTGGTAATCCTACCTTATCTCTACCACAGGATATACATACGGGGGCTACGCCTACGTTTGCGAGACTTATAGCAAATGGCACTACATCAAGTGGCACAACAAGCTCTATACATACAAATTGGCTAACTATATTTCCTGCTAATGGTGCTACTGGAAATGTAAAGTTCTTCTTGAACAACGGTACTCAGGTATGGGAAACCTTCAACAACAGCTCTGGGGTCTATGGGGTTTACAACAATACCGCAGGCACTCAGCCATTTGAGATTAAAACCAACGCTGCTAATGCTGGTTTAAGCCTTCAATCGGGTGGCCCAATTACCAAGAACATAGCACCTCTAGCTGATTCAACTTATACTAACGGCACATCATCTCTCTACTGGTCTAACACCTACACAGATAAAATCTTCTTCAATAGCACCGCAACAATAGATGGTGCAACTGCTGGTGCATTAGCTATAACTGGGTTAGTTGGTCTAGGCACTACAGCCCCCACCCACACCCTAACCCTACCCTCTACCTCTACAGGCATAGCCCTCTATAACACAGCAGACCAGACTACTAACTTTGAGCGAGTACGGGCTTATTGGAGTGGAAACGTATTTAATATATTCCCAGAAAAAGGCGGCACTGGTACGGCTAGGGCTTTATTTATAGGTTCTTCTCCTATTACTGGTATAACCCTTAACGAGTTTGGTGGAATTGCTACGTCTGGTAAAATCAGCTTAAACGTAGCATCAACAGGAGCATCATATCCTATAACTGCAAGCGCAATAGTATCATCTAGTAGTGCATCACAGGTAACATTTGCTATTACCCCCACCATCAACCAATCCTCCACTGCTGGCTACACAGCCCTCCTAATCAACCCCACTGAAACCACTACAGGCACAGGTACTAAACTCCTCATAGATGCACAAGTAGGAGGAGTAAGTAAGTTCAAAGTTGACAATACTGGAAGAACCACGATTGCGGAAGCGTTATATGTGGGCAGTGGTGGCTCAACATCGGCTATGCAGATGAATTATAGGTCGGCTAATATATATTCGGATGGTCTTGCTATAGTCAAAAGAGGCACTACTGGAGATGATACCGCAGCTCTAACTAATAATACCGAAGTGGGCTATCACTCTTTTCACGGCTGGACTGGAACGGTGAACAAACGACTAGCTTATGTAATTGTAAAGGCTAAGGGAGCTATAGGCGATAGTTCTGGTGGCGGAACTTATAATATAAATACTAGGGGCGATGCTGGCAATACTGAAGCAATTCGACTTGTCATAGATGAAAATGGGCTTACGATAACTGATGCACATAATATCGTAGTTGGCACTACCACTGGTACTAAAATAGGCACAGCCACATCTCAGAAACTAGGCTTCTTCAATGCTACACCTGTAGTACAGCCAGCTAGTACTTCGGCAGATGCAACTGACCTAGCCACCGCAATCACACTTGTTAATAATCTTAAAGCCAAACTAATATCACTAGGCTTAATAGCCTAAAAGGAGAATACAATGGACATAAATATCAAACTAGATTCTACCTCAGCCGAAAACTACGCAACCTTTCACGGCTGGACTGTAGATTCAGGTATCAGTATAGAAGATTTTGTAACAAGCAAAATCCTAGACAAAATATCAAACGACCTTCTAGAACAAGCTAATCGAAATGCTATAGCAGGTGTTGTACCTGTAGCCGATGTAACTGTAGATAAAAAGCAAACAGCCCTAAAAGAACAAGCCCAAGCAATAGCCACAGCCAAACTAGAAGCTATGCAAGTTAAAGAAGCCCCAGTAGAAGAAGTAATAAAAGGAGTAAAGTAATGCAGTTGAGTGACATTAAAACAGTAGAACAAGCTAAAGCCCTAGCCTTTGATTGTATCCAACGCATAGAAATGGAACAGAACAACCTAAGAGCTTTACAAGCTCGCATACAACAGTTAGACCAAGAAGCTAAAGATATTGTAAAGAAATAGTGATATAATAAATCCAGAGGATAGCCCCGTAAAAGGGGCTATTTATTTTTTAAGGAGATAAAATGACGATTGCAAACATCACCACCGCTGCCACAACCCAGGTATACACTGGTAAAGCTAAGCAAATTTGGATACAAGTTAATGCCACCCCAACAGGTAACATTACTATAGTTGATGGTACTACTGGTACAACATCAACCCACGGAGTAGTAACCGCCCCAACAGTAGGTATGCTTATTAGGGCTTTTGGCTTTAACAGTGGCGTAAGAATAGTAACTACTGGTACGCCAGATATTACAGTTTCGGTAGATACTTCACACGGCCCAGTATAGGAAACCAACTAAATGAAATCAGCTACAGCATGGCGACCACAATCAGGTACAGGTGATGCAACCAGCATCACTGATACCTTTTTGATTACTGAAAGTAGCGATTTTCTTATCACTGAATCAGGTGACTTTTTAATCTTAGATTCATCAGTAGTAACCCCGAAAGATGATACTGTATGGTCACAAACCGATACCAAAGATGACACTGTATGGCGAGTAGATGGCTCTGGTGATGTTGGCTCTAGTGCCACGGCCACAAGAGTGACCATATCAGGTGATACTAGGGTGACAATTTCTGGCGATTCTAGGGTAACTGCCGATGGTTCTTATACCCCTAAAGATGATACAATATGGGTGGAAGCATAATGACAAAGCTTATAACTGAACTACCATCACTAGGGGCGATAGACAGGACTACTGACGTTTTGGAGGTTACTGATGTATCTGGCAACACCAGTAATAAGATAACCCCCAATGCTATGCTTGGCATCACTGGCAACCCGATAGGTGATGTGGACAGCCAAACCTTATCCAATAAGACCCTAACCAGCCCGACCATAAACGGGGCAACATTATCTGGCACATTAGACGGCACCTATACTATAGGTGGTACTCCTACGTTCCCTGCTTCGGTAGCTACCCTAACAGGCATCCAGACCCTAACAAACAAAACATTGACAAGCCCGACTATTAACACGGCTACTATAGCTAATCCTACGCTGACAGTTGATAGTATTGCAGAATACACTGGTGCTAATGGCGTGACTATTGATGGGTTAAACATCAAAGACAGCGCCCTAAATACTTCTAATAGCGTACCGAATAACGCCCATAACAACACTGGGGCATGGGGCGCTAGTTGGGCATGGACTAGCTGGGCACCAACACTCACTAATTTATCTGGTGGCACATTAAATTACGCTCTGTATACTCAAGTTGGCAAAATAATTATGTATAAGTTTAGGTATACTCTTGCTGGAGCTGGGGTAGCTGGACTTGTCGGGGTATCACTTCCTACCACTGGCAATGTCACCGCTGCAGATATGGCAACGGGGGTAGTCCAGTTCGCTGATACAAGTGCTTCGGCTAGAAACTATGGCTATGCTCTATTCGGCACAACTAGTAGGATTGACCTATATGCAAATAATGCAGCTGGCACTTATTCTACTATAACTGCTACGTCATCAACTGTTCCATTTACGTGGGCGACTACCGACATTATAGACCTTAGCGGATATTATGAGACGGCATAATGAGTAACAGCAAAATAACTGCTCTTACCTCCTACACCAACCCTGACGCAACTCAGGATGTATTGCCTATCGTGGACGTTGGAAATGGGATGACAAAGAAAATCACTAGGGACAGCCTCCTTGGTATCACAAGCGCCCCCACAGGAATCTCGGATAGTCAAACACTATCCAACAAGACGCTTACTAACCCAACTATAAACGCAGCTACCCTATCAGGTACTATAGCTGGGACTTATACCATAGGTGGCACACCTACTTTCCCAGCCACAGTAGTAACCACAACCGCTAGCCAAACTTTGACTAATAAAGTTTTAACTAGTCCTGTTGTAAATACTGCTACTATAGCCAACCCTACTTTGACAGTAGATAGTATCGCTGAATATACTGGTGCTAATGGGGTGACGATTGATGGGTTGAGTATTAAGGACAGTGCTTTGAATACAGCCAATTCGGTGGTCACTACCAACATTACGGATGATGCGGTAACGGCAGCCAAAATGCTTAATGGGCAAATCTATAAACGTAGAGGCGGTAGCGCAACCGTTTGGGGTACTGCTGGAACTACGGATTATGATGTGAGTGCCTCTGACGTTAGAATACAATGTGGTACAACTGCTAATAGTGGTAGCCCAACCGCTCATACTTTTCCTACAGCATATACTTACGCCCCAGTAGTCGTAGCAAACGTTGTCACGGCAGTTGGCGCAAATACCTTTGCGGTTGTGAGCAGTGTGACAACGACTGGATTCAGTTGCCAAGTAGTAACTGATGCTGGTGTAGCTAATACTGGGCAAACGATAAATTGGATAGCTATAGGAATCTAAAACAACTAGGCATTGTATGATATTGGTTTATGATATAATACATACAGAGGACACGCCCCTATAGGGCGTTTTTTATTTGTATGACATTTACTCAGGCACAGGCAAAATTCCAACGCATATCTGCTGATACAACAGCAGAGGCTTTAACGCAGGCTAAAGACGATATGAATATCGGGGCTGCTAAGTTTAACTCAGCACTAGACCGCTATTTCACCCGTAAAGCTAAATCAACTGATACCGTGGCTAACCAGCAATTCTACCAAACCCCACCAGACTGCATACGGGTTAGGGGTGTTACCAATACTCTTAGCAACGGGCGTAAATACCCAGTTAGACAAATACGCTCTGAATATGAGTGGCGAGCTATTAATACTATCCAGCAAACTGGTAACTGGGCTACCTACTATTTTGTTAGGGGTGCAGATGAAATTGGTCTATGGCCTATACCATCACAAGCCGTTACTAACGGGCTAGAGATTTACTATGAACCCCGTGACCACCAGCTAACCCAAGATGATTATTCAACTGGCACAGTTACAGTTACCAACGGCCTAACCACCGTCACTGGCTCTGGCACTACCTTTACTAACACAATGGTTGGTAGGACATTCCAAACTACTGATGGTTCCGATGGCTATACCTATAAAGTTACCAGTTACTCAAGCGGAACAGTTCTAACCCTAGAGGAACCCTACATCGGCCTTAGTGGCGGCTCCAAGACATTCCTCATCGGCGAATCATTTATATTCCCTGATGAGTACCATGATGCCCCAGTAGACTTTGCCCTTGGACGATACTTTGAAGTTAGAAACAACCCCGACAGGGCTACTTATCATAATTCTAAATTCCAACTAGCTGTAGCTGATGCTAAGGCTAAATACGCCAGTTCTAGTGCCTCACAAGTAATAACGGAAGAAGCCCCTGCATATAATTTTTGGCAGTTACCGCCATCTGCTGCAACAGGAACGTGGTAGATAATGGCTAGGCGACTTGAGATTGTACCATTAGTACAAAGCTCTTTTTACGGTGGCTGGGCTACTGATGACCAGCTGGGTGGCCCCAGCTCTTTTGCTTATTCCAAGGGTATTGACTTTAGAAAGAAACCTACCCAGTTCAGCGTATTGCCTGGAGCCAGAAAAGAAACTGGCGGTACTGTTACTGACCTTGTTCAGAATGAAGTGATGACTAATGACGGTGTTATCTATGCTCTAGGCAGTGCTGGTAGTTTCTACAAACGAACTACAGCTGGGGTCTGGTCTAAGCAAGCTACCTTAAACAGTAACGGATCGCACGGCTTATCTTACAGGCGTGATACCGATGCCGTGTATGCTACCAGCCTTAATACAGTTAGCGAATACTCCCCAATATCTAATTCCCCCAGCATTAAGATAGACAAATTCGGGGCTAGCGCTTCGTCAGTTTCAACCGCCTACCTAACAGGGGGAGCCTTAACGACCGCTATCGGTACCTCTCTATCCGAAGCAGAAAACGCCAAACAAGCCTACCAGCCAGACATAGAACCTTGTGTAAAGATTGGGGTTAAGATCATAGCCAAGGGTACTGGTAACTGGACACTCACCCTACATGATGGTGTCAACAATGTCTTAGGTACAGTGACCGTGGCTAATGCCAGCCTAAATAATAATGCTATTAATTACTTCTCTTTCTCATCGCAGATAAGACAATATGTTAAACCTAACGCCCGAACCTATCACTTCCACCTAACCAGCACTGTAGCCGATGGCACGGTAGCCAGCTCAACTGCTAACGATCTGAATACTTGCGACTATGAATACTGGGCTGACAGGCTTATCAATACCAACAACGGTATGCACCCCCAAGAAACATTCCTACAGTACCAGTGTTTTGGCAACGGCAACTACCTAAGCGCCTGGGAACCACTCTCAGACGTACCGACTAATGCTGAATGGCTTAGACACCGCCTAACATTCCCAGCAGGCTTAGAAGTCTGTGGACTAGCTCCGTTTAATGAATACTTAGCTATCGCTTGCGAACAACGTAGTACTAGCGCTACCGTATCGGCTCAACAAGGTTACATCTTCTTCTGGGATGGTTTGGCATCGACCTATAACTACTATGTCAAGATACCAGAGGGTTCACCATACTCACTCCACGAACACAAAAATATTTTGTACTATTTCGCTGGGGGAGCTTGGTATGGGTATGCTAACGCTGCCCCAGTGAAACTTCGTACCATGCCTAATACTGACAGTGAATACACCGATAGAGTTGACCAAACTATCGTTTACCCGAATATGGCTACTATTAGGCGTGGTATCCATTTGTTCGGCTACCCCTCAACTACTACCAACCAGTCAATAGAGCACGGGGTTTACAGCTACGGCTCAATAGATAAGAACTACCAAGAATCATTCGGATTCAGTTATCCAATCAGCACAGGTACCCTAACTAATACCTCTGGCAACTTAAAGATAGGTATGGTTAAGAACTTTGCCGACATGCTTCATATAAGCTGGCAAGACGATACTAACGGTTATGGGGTAGATATAGTTGATAACTACAGCGATCCGCAGTCTACTGCTATCTGGCAGGGCTTGACTTTCGATAATGGTCAGAGAACCAAGGCTAAAAGCGCTATAGAACTGAGCGCCCTATGTAGTAATCTTAACGCTGGCGAAACAGTCACCCTCGGCTATAGCATTGATGGTGGGGCATGGGTATACGGAACAGCCGTAGCTACTGGCAATCTCGCTACCTTAAAGATAAACAAGCGTTTCTATTACATAAGTACTAGGGTCATGTTAGGCTCTACTACTACCACCCCGTCAGTTAATTGTGTTACCCTTATTTACAATAGTAATTATCACGAAACTCAAGGCTAATGTTTAATAATCCCGACACTCAAGAATACCCCAGCATACCAGATGTACCATTGACAGCTGATGCTACTGGCAGGGTTCTACCCAGGCAAGTATCAACTGGCAACAGCCGTGGTGATATGATTGTTAAGGGTAGGATACTAGTAGTTGATGACAGTGGTACCACCCGTATGGTACTGGGTTATCAAAAAGATGCTTTCTAGGAGGTAATATGGCAGATTATGGGTTGAAAATATCCCAACCGTTCTACGATGCAACCACCGCAGCCGATTCTAATTTGCTGTTTAGTTCGTCATGGCCAACACTACCGATTGCTGCCGAAGCTACTTTTACTAATAGTGCCTATGGGGGAACTTCTAATTTCTCAGATTATACCCTAGCCTTTACCCATGGGCTGGGATTCACCCCGTTTGTGATAGCCTGGGCTACTGATGCTACTACTGGCAAGACCCAAAGATATAATGACTTCTCTATAAACAGCACCAAGGTAATGCTACTATGGACTTATTCAGGAGCTACCATCACTGGCTATAGCAGTATCCATATAGTCTGCTATAACATCAACCTAGCCGTGGACAAAGAATACCCTTATGTGAAACCAACAGGGGTCAGTTCTTATTACGATGCTAGCTATGGGATAAAGATAGTTAAAGACGGTAAAGACATAGAAAGCACCGACCTAAGAGATTTTATCCTCCATTCCCGAACACAAAGCCCCCAAATTTTAGCGGTAAAAACGGAAGCTAGCGGTATCACTAGCGCTTTGGGTGGTGGCACATTCGACATCTTATATACTCCTCCAGTCGCTACTCCATTATGGGCTTTTGGGTTTCAGACTGATGACCAGGGGTATTATTACTGGGCTGGCTATTACGCCCAATCATACCCAAGACTATTTGTTAATAGCTCAGGAGGAACTTATACCTATCAGCTTAACTATGGGCCATTTGGTGCTACTGCCGCTAAAGCTTGTCTAATAATCCTACGTGATCCTATGTTCAGTTCTAACGATATAACGGTAAAATATTGATATGGCTACTGACTACGGAATCAAAATAGCTACACCTGGAGTAGATGCTCAAACGGCTACGGCAGCTAACTTACTAATGAATATGACCTATCCAATAGCTAAGTTGGACATTACTAAGGCCGCCAGCTTTCAGAACATTACCATAGCCTTTAATAACGACCCCCCAGAGCCAGGCGTTGGGCTGACTAACTCTACTCTTATATATTCATTCCCCCACGGCTACAGCTATGTTCCACAGGTCTGGTCAATGATTACCGAAATAGTACCACCCACCAGCCAAACACCCTACCAAACCTATAACCAGGATAGGATGCTACTGAGTGTTAAGACTTTTGAGGGGGTGGATAGTGCCTCTATAGCCGTTAGAACTGATGCCACCAATGTCAATATATATGTTGATAAATATAGGCTATCTGGGGTAGCAGGCTCATTGGTTCCCTGTGTAGTCAAATTAAGGGTATATGTATTCGCCCAAGACATAACTAGCTAATTTATATTTACTTAATTAAAAAAGTGCTATAATAGAACCCAGAGGACTGCCCCATAGCAGTTTTATTTTATTTTACAAGGACTTTTTTAAAAATTATGGCAGAAAATTCACAACAAGCATTTCAGGACATACAAAACTTCGATGCCAGTAGAGCTAATCCTACTGATGTCTTAAGCCAAGCTGAGGGCAAATATAACGTAGGCCAATCCAGGCAACGATTAGTTGGCCTAAGAAGCGCTATTATGGGCACCGAGGGTGCCTTAAATGCAGTTGACCCATCAGTTACTGGGCGTACTTCTAATTCGCTAGTAACCGAAGCTCAAAGAAGCCGTATGGTGGCTAATGAACGTGCCCCTATAGCCGAGCAATACAGCCAGCAACAAGGCGCTTTAGGCAACGAGAACTCCAACTACAGCGACTTGCAAAGTCAAGCCTCTAAGGAAGCCCAGATGAGGCTGACTGGTGATGATGTTAAGCGTAGTTCCCTACAATCATTGTATGATTCATTATACAAGAGAGAACAAGATGCTATTGCTAAGCAACAAGCTGAACAAGCTCGTCAGGATGCCCTAAATGCTGCTGCCGAAGCTAGGAAATCCCAACTTGATTACCAGAAGTTTATGTCACAATTACAGGCTAACCAAAATAATAGAGATAAGGTGCCTGCGACCCCTAGTGGCGGTGGTGGCAATAGAAAGCCTATAGAGAGTTATCAGGAGCCAGCTGTCTATACCGCAAAAGTCACACCGTCTGATTTTGCTAAAGAATATGGTACTAACCTTCTAAAGGCCTTGCAGTATGGAACAATACCAGGGTTAACTTATACAGCTGCTAAAGCTGGATATAACGGAATAAAAAGCTTAGCAAGAAAGTTATTTTAATATGCCATTTAATACACAAGCAGCCTTAAAGGGTGGTTATTCACCCGAAGAAATTAGACAATACTTAGCTAGCCAACAACCTAAAAAAGTAGGTGGCTTAAAGGGTTTTGCAGCTGGTATGCTACCTCTTATTGGTGGTGCCGTTGGTGCTGTTGGTGGTTCTTTAGTAGCCCCAGTAGTAGGCACCGCAGTTGGTGGCGCTGGCGGTTCTGCCTTGGGCGAACTTGCTAGACAAAAATTATTAGGAGAGAAAACTAACTATGGTTCTATCGCCACACAGGGCGCATTAGGCGCTATTCCTGGGGTTGGCAAACTAGCCAAGGGTGGCTTAACAGCCGCTAGGGGCTTGACTGGTACCAGGGCACTAGCCGAAGCTGGCACAGCTGCTAAAGCTGGGAAAGCTATAAAAGGAGCCGAAAGTATGGCTGCCGCTACTAAGGCTGCTAATGTACCAAAAGTCGGCACTACCCTAAAGACTACTATTAATCCAACTATTGGCGAGCTACAAGACTTAACCGCCTCTGGGCAAACTGCTAAACTAGGCAGACTTACCACCGATAAATTCAACACGCCATTTATACAACGAGAAGTACCTACTATGGGTGGATTAACAGAATCTCAACTAGGCGCTAAGGCAGATGCTATCCGTGCTACCCAAGCTGCTAAGGTTGCTAAAATGCGTAGCCCAACTGGCAGCTCGGTAAATGCTACCGCACCTACCCAACAAATGGTCAAAGAGGCGCCATTAGGTAAACTAGATAAGTCTGTCCAAAACTCTCAACGGGCAAAGGCTGAAAGCTTTTTCGGTAAAGATAATACCACCACCAAGGATTACCAAAGAGTATTAACAAATAAAAGACGCACTCAATTAGATGAATACAGACAAAGCAAGGGGATAACTAGTAATCAGCCAAGCAGAGTTGCAGAACAGCTAGATGCTAATCACCAGCAAGTCACTAAGAACTTATCTGATACCCTAACTAAATCCAACCGCCCAATAACTCAAGCAGAGCGAGATAATCTAGCTAAGCAAATTGAAGATTCATGGGCTTTAGACACCAATATAAAAAGCTCTAACACTCAGTTGAAACAAGACATTCTTGATAGAATAAGAAGCGCAAAAGATTCCAAAGACCTTAAGAGTATTTCTGAATATCGTATGAACTCACTGGATGATGGTGTTAGATATGGTAAGGGTGGCGAAAGCTCAGGCACTAAAGTATCCACCATAAACAAAATAGCTAGAGAAAAGGTTAGTAAGTTCACAGGCAATGCTTCGCCAGAATACAAAGCCGCCCAAAAAGAATACGCCTTATCTAAAGAGGCTGTTTCTAGGTCGCTAGCTGCATCTGGTAGGGTAATAGATCCTAGACTTCTCGGTATGCCTATTAAGGGCTTTGGCCAGGCCACAGAGGGGGCACTCAATACAGCGAGAGACTTGAAGATGACAGGTACTAAAGGTATCAATAAGTTTTGGAACGGCTCAGCTGGCGCTCCTCCACCACCAGTGAACCCAGGCGCTGCCGTAGCAGAACAAGCAGGGGCTAATACTGCTAAGCAGGCTGTTAAACCCAATATGCTTAACCAAGGGTTCAAGCCCTATATTAAGGCTGGCGCTAAGCAAGGTATCTCCCGTGCAGTAGTTGGCCCAATGATGCCTAAATCAGAAGAAGAAAAACAAGCCCAAGCCGTAGAGGCTACCCTAGCTCAATACGAACAAGAAAACCCAGCATCTATGGGTGATACGTCAGGTGCTGACATTACTGGTACTGATACAGTTGATACTGGCCCATTTGGTGACACTCAAAAAGTTCAACAGGCTTACCTAGCTGCTCTTGCTGACGGCAACACTAAAGCCGCTAGTATGATTTTAGATGGCTATAAGATGTTCGGGCCAGATAGTTCAGGAACTAAACCATTAAGCGCAGAATCATCTAAGGTTATATCTAATGCCAACAGTGGACTTACCTCCCTTGCTCAGCTTAGACAAATTATGGAGAATGATCCTAGTGCTAAGACCAAGCAAATAATACCAGGGCAAAGCATGTTCGGTGGGGCTGGGGGCAACGCCCTCGGTACAAGCTCATATAATGCTGCTCAAAAGAATATAACTGATGTTATTACTCGTTTACGAACAGGTGCTGCCATAACAGAAAGTGAAGAAAAGTTTTATCGCAGTATGATGCCTCAAGCATTTGACAATGCAGATACGGTTAATCAGAAACTTGATATGTTCCAAAATCTATTTGAATCAGTTGCTAATAGAACTGGCACTGCTGGCAATGACACTCAAGGTGTTATAGGACTATAATGAAAAATTCTGCGCAAAGGGCTTTCCTGTATGCTAAACTAGAGAAAAAGGAGCCAGCGAAACTAGAGAAAACAGAGCCTAAGAAAAAAGGACTGAAATCTATAATCGAAAAAACTGAAAAGCCGAAGAAGAAATAGCTATGGTGGCAATACACACATTTGCAGAAATATCCCTCGTAGAACTCTCCCCAATATTAGCTATCTTAGCTGGTATGCTAGTTGGTTTTTATGGGATTGCTAAATTCTTGATGACACAAGCTGAAAAAGACCGAGAAGCTGACCGAGCCGAAAGACGAGAACTATCTAGTGCTATTTCAGATATGGCTGACAGTAACAGGACTATAGGACTTTGAAATGCCTAACAAAAAACCAGAAGTAACCAACCTAGAAATATACCAAGCTCTAAATGAACTTAGAAAAGAGCTTGTTGCTAGAGATGAACTACTAGAGGACAAAGTAGACAAAACTTACTTGCGAATACAAGTGTTTGAAAGTGAAGTGCAACCACTGAAAAGGTTTGTTTATGGGTTGATTGCTATTGCTGGTGGGGCGTTAATTACAGCTCTTATGGGCTTACTGCTGAGGGGGCAATGATGTTACGGAAGTTTATACATTTACTAGCTACTCTAATAATCATTGGCAACCTGTTTTTGATTGGCTTAGTTGCATACTGGCTAATAAAAGACTACCCAGTAACCTATGTAGAACAACCGATTGAAATACTAAATGAAAACAACCAAATTGCTAGGGGCGAGCCAATAGTAATGAAACTCAATATAGTTAAGAACAACAACTATAGCCCTAGTTCATCTTCAACCATTTTATGTAATGACGGTAGCTTGTTTACCTTAGCGAGTAGAAGCGTAAACCTGCCTGACGGTGAGTACACCATTATATCTAGGTCGTATATTTTGCCTGATACTGTCAATGTTGGAGCAACTTGTAAATTTAAGTTTACCAACAACTACAAAGTAAACCCGATACGCACCAAGTCTGTTGTATGGGAAAGCCAAGATTTTAAAGTAATTAAATAAGGAGGTCTAAAATGGTCTGGAACGATATAGTTTGGAAAGGTAGCCCCAACTTCACTGGTGGTAGAGGTGGCAAAGCACCAAGATTTATCACTTTTCACCATATTGTAGGGAGTATGGAGAGTGCCAACAGCAGGTTTCAAAATGCCTCACAACAGGTATCTACTCACTTTGCAGTAGGTGCGAGAGGTGTTTGGCAGTTTGTAGACACCGACAACACTGCTTGGGGAAATGGTAATTGGAACTCTAACCTAGAAAGTATCTCTATTGAACATGAGGGAGATTGGCGTTTTGGCTATTCTAACGCTCAGACGCTAGAGAACTCAGCCCAGCTAGTAGCTTTACTTAGAAAGACCCACCCTAGCATTATTGGTTTCCAACGACACCGAGATATTGTTAGTACGGCTTGCCCTGGTGACTTACCTTGCGAGGCTATCTGGAATAGGGCTACAGAGCTTCTTAACCCACCTAAGCCAGTACCTGCACC